TTTTGCTTGACCTTCAACGCTTTCGTAGTGTTTTTGTTCACCAAAAGCGTACTGCGTTCCGGCAGCGGCGAAAAGACTTGTCTGTAGAAATGCCCTACGGCCAATATGAATATGATTAAACATTTTTTTTCCTCACCCCGGTGCCTCGTAATAACCTATTGAAAACCCTTCATTAGTACAATCTTTAACAGTCTTTTCTAGACCGTCAGTTTTTAACCTCTTCCCTATATGTATACACATTGGAGTGTCTGTTCCCGGCCAATTATTCTTATAAAAGTGGCATAGCTTTGTACATTTCCAATGACTCCTATCCTCCCGCAATGGTTTAGGAGTCACATTCTTTTTTATCTCCTCGAATCTATTTTTTAGCATACCTAAGAATCTTTTCTGATCCGACTCATCGAAACAAAGACTAAATGGACCCCCATCCTTTACAAAGAAGATGGTCATAATCGCCTGTTTATAATCTGGATATAATTTAGATATAGCATAGTTATACAGAAGTAACTGCGCATCTCCTTGTAATTTTTTGTAATCTTTTTCTTGACCCGTAGCCCAGTCTAATCTTCTGCCTGTTTTCCAATCAATTACCTCAATTATACCATCATCTACCTCAGTTACAAGGTCAATCGTACCCTTGATGGCGAGTTGCCCCTCGACCTTCTCTCCGTTTGGCATTTCATACTCATATTTTGCCCAATCTTCTTCGATGACAATATCGAAATGTGGTTCAGGATCTACAATATTTCTGAATCTAGGATCAAAAAGACCGTCGTTAAAATCTAAAGCTAACCAGCTTAGACGAGCTACCTCTTTTCTATCTGCCGGTGTCCACTTGTGGTGAGGTGAGTTTTTTTTGTAGGATTCATAACTTAAATCAATTAATTCTTCTACAAGTTCTTTTGTCAATAATCTATCTTTATGTATTCTTAACTTACCTACAGCATCATCTTCTACAATTAGATATTTTTTACGTGGATTATCTTGCTGAAATTTTTTAAGTACTGCTAAAACTTCCATTACTTTATGTGTCATGGTTCCCAAGTCTGCTTTCTTCCCAGATTCAGACCTGTATCCTAGCACATACGTCAGGAAGTACTGCATTTGACAGTAATCATATCCATTGTAGCTAGAAGATCTTATGTAGGTTACAATCATTTAATTTCCTCCAATATAGATTTAACTTCAGTTACTGTTTGCTTGATAGTCAACTCTCTATTGTCAAGAATTTTCCAAAAGTTATGATGGTCATAGTTTTCTGAATCCAAGGCGACTTCGCTTTCATGGTTGTCGTTATGAACATTTCTTTCTAATCTCAATACTTTACCACCAGCTTTATTAATAGCTTCAACTTCATTTGGAAATCTTACGTCTGCTATAATTGACAGTTCACTACCCTCATTAGCAATCTTATTTAAACAAGCGTTTGTCCAAACATTATCATAAATTTTACGCATAACATTTGTGCCAAAGAATTGCATGAATTCTCTAGCTGTCATCTGCCCCGTCTTTTCAGGCCAGCCTGTTAGTACGTTTTCCCAAAGTAAATGGATCTTTTCATTTTTATTTTCTTCTGTTCCATAAACTTGGTCGTGAGTAAGTCCAAAAAGATTTACACACATTTCTTTCACTGGGTCTGCAAAGTTGTACAACTTAACCCAAGGCCACATATTGTAATGAGCATATTCTGAAAACTCTTGATCTTTTCGTTCTATATCAAATATACCCCAACCAGAATCATCTGAGGTTTGCACAGAAAGTTTTCCTTTTTTATTTATAGAATAGTCTTTGACTAGATTATTTCTATAAAGATGCTCTCCATGAATTATGTTTGCTATAGTGGTTTTGCCTGCTTGTTTTCTTCCAGATATTCCTAAAATCATCAATAAAGTCCTTCTACTTGTGGTAATATATGTTTTTGTATTTTTTTTATAGATGTATCTCCAATATCCTTTTTTGGCATTGGCGGATAAATTAAGTTAAACATTCTGTTTAATTCTCTTTGGATCTTCATTCTACCTTCGCGGCCAGCTTGGTCATAATCTGTTAAGACTACTATTGTTGAAACACCAGTAGTAACTAACAAATTAAGTTGATGACTTGAAATATCTTTACCAAATAACCCGACTGCATTTTTAATGCCCGCTTCATAGAGTCGCCAAACATCCCCTTGACCCTCAACAAGAAACAAAGCTGATTTTTCTTTAGCTATGTCAACAGCATTGTCATAATTATATAAATATTCTGTTTTTTTAAATCCATCAGAGAATAAGTATTTAGGTTTTATGAATGGTTTAGCCGCCCTAGCTATGTATCCCACCTCCCTTTTGTTATAGATCACAGGAATAATAGCCCTGTTCCACATTTTAGATTCTCTATCTATACAATCTTTTACTCCAAAACGCTCCAATGTTTCAGGTAAAAATCCACGTTTTTCAAAATAAAATGAATTATTTATAGTTTCAATATTATTAACGTACTGAGACTCGGTGGTTTTAGGATTATCTCGCCATATATCAACTATTTCTTCTAAGTCACTCTTCTTTGTTTCTTCTTTTACTTTTGTTGAACTCTGCTGAAATCCTCCTACATTATACAATTTACAAACAATTCCAAGGGCATCGCTGAACGTGTAGTCTTCTGGGCCAAGCACAGCCCTGATAAAACTAAATATGTCACTACCATGATCTTCATGGCAATTGCGAGTCCAGCATCTCCAATTTTTATGCGTCAGTGATATTGATAATCCGTTAGGGTTATCGCCACCGTGGATTGGACAAGGCATAAATATATTGTCTTTATTTGCTTCATACTTAACGTCTAGCTCATCTAGCAATACAGTAATATCTTCAAATACAGTATCTCTTACCTTTTTTAAATCAAGGTTGCGTTTGATTGCTGTCATTTCAATCTTCTTTCAAATGGTGTAGGATCTATTTTATCAAACTTTTCTTCATCTAATATGTAGTATAAATCTTCACCTTCTTGTTTAAATAAGTTGTATTTAGATATAGTTCTAAATCCACTTATGTCATACACTGTCGTTACTGTGTAGACCTCTTTAGGTGATGGTATTTGAATTACATCTCCATGCTTAGGACCGCCTTTAAAGTGTGCTTTATAGCTCATTCGGTATCTTCCTCAAAAGGTAGTTCTGCCCCCTCTATCGCGTCTATGTCGCCAGAGCGTTGAAATTCGTCTCTTGTTCTCAGTTCAGAAAGTAGTGCATGAGCGCCTTCCATTCTCATGTTTATATAATTACCATCTTGCATACCGGGACCATGACGGGAAACAATAGGTACAAGCTTTCTGTTTCCAGCCTTTGGTCCATCCTCTGCAAATTCTTCTGCTGACTTTTCCTTAAAAATAGAAAAGGAAGTACACAGCCAAATAAGTCTATCAGATCCACTGACTGCATCTGTAGATTCTTTCGTTATGCCATCCCGATTCAATTGTACAAACGCTAAACAAGCAAAATCATACTTAACTGCTAGATTATGTAAGTTTGTAATCTGGAAACCAAGAGCTTGATATTCTTGGATATTACCAGAAATACCAGAAGATGACATTAACTTTAAGTAATCATAGACAACGACACATTCATTTGTTCGACCGTTTTCGTCTGTTCCAACCTCTTGTATAACCCAACGCTTTATGTGATTAAGAATGTTCTCAAATGGTGCGCCAGCAACACTAACATAGGTGTAAGGAATATCTTTGATTTCTTCTACAGCGTTTTGCACCGCGAGATACTTCTCTTCATCTTCAGAAAAGCTACCATTTGCAATATCATTTATAGGAACACCGCTCAAGCTAGACAATATTCTGTTGAGGTGATCCTCTTTGCTCATCTCGGTGTCGAGCATAAGGACTGGAATTCCTTTTCTTGCAACATTGATAGCAACATTATCACCAAATACAGACTTACCCACTTTAGGACGCGCAGATACCAGATCAACACATTTACGTCGAAGACCACCACCAATAGCGGCATCATATCTATCAAACCCAGAAGGTATGCCGATCTGATCACACTTGTTGTCCACAAGAAAATTAATGTACTCATCAACATCTTCGCCAATTTTTTCTGGCTTATCTCTTGTGTCATCTTGTCTCAAAAACTCCGTTATAGGCTCTTCTGCTATAGAAATAATTTCATCTACATCTTCGTCACCATTGATATCTTGAACGTCTCTACCTATTTTATCTGCAATGCTTTTTATTTTTCTAGCAAATTCAAACTTCTTAACCTGTGCCGCAAAATGCATTACATTTTCTTTCTTGACAGGAAAATCCATCAAGGTTTTAATGTATTGAAGCTCTTGTTTTGTTTGAATTGTTTCTGAAAATCCAAGCTGTTCAGCCGCAGATAAAAGGCTAGGTAGATCAACTTCTGCTTCTTTAGAAAGAATCTTTTCAATACACTTGTAAATAAGCTGATTATTCTGATTACAAAAGCTATTGTGATCAATTATATCACTAATTTCAACATATGATTCTAGACCGTAAGCGAAGAGTCCAGCAAGAACTGCCGTCTCTGCGCCTGTGTCTCCAAGAATTTTGGTCACTATCTTCTCCCGCAGCGATTACAGCGATGATACTCACCATAGATCAAGTTTGGGTTTTCCATGTAAGTCTTACCACAGACGCTACACTCGACCTCTACTTTATTCGCCTTAGATCTACTTCTGTCTGTACGCTTTCTGCTTGAAGACCACTCCTCTTCGTCTTCTAGTTTAAACGAACCATCATCTTTCCAGCTATTTTTTTTAGCCCTCACCGGAGTTTTCCCCCTCTCTATTTGGGATTGAGTTTTAGTAACACGAAAATTTTCATCTACTTCAGAAGAGACGGTCTCTTCTTTTGGTTGTTGTTTTTTAGATACTTCAGACAAGCTAGACATCAACTGTTCCAGTAGTGCCTGTTTTTGTTCACTTGTTAAATTTTTAAGTAAATCTTTATCTATCATTTCCTTTTACCTTTTTCAAAAAGAATGTCAGCCTTTCTTCTTATATTATACTCTCTAGACTTAATATTTTCAAGCCTTCCTTGGGCAGTTAACTTCCATTCGTTAATTTTTTTTGCTAGATCATCATTTCTTAGGATTGTAGCAACTTTGGTTTCATGTTTTGCATAAGTATCCCACGCCCCACCTGTAATCGCTTCTGATATAATACTTTGCAAAGAATTTTCACACCATCGTATTACATTTTCACACTGGGCGCGTTCTGTTCCAACGTGGTCAACGTACTGCATTAGCTGGTAAGCGTGACCAAAACAGTCGTCTTGTGTTAGTTTTTCTATGTTTTCTAGCGACAAGGTTTCTGCAATTGCGAACTCTGGATTAAATTTAGAAGGTGTTATATTTTTACCAGAAATATATCTATCAATACCATCTAGAAAATCTTTAAGTCTTTCAGCGGCTGTCAATTTGTTTTCTCCAATCTTCTACACTATCTGAATACTTTAGTACGATTAACTCTATTTCGTTTAAATTACACCATTCTTCCTTTATAAAGTCTCTTTTAACAGAAGTTAAGAAACCAGCCTTGGTTTTATGAAAAAACTTACAAAATTTATAGTGTTGTTGTCCATGAACCTCAACGCCTAGCTGTAAGTTGGGGATAAAAAAGTCTAAAAATAAAGTAGACTTCTTGGCTGGATCTCTTGACCCCGGTAGTTTCATTTCTTCTACAATTGTATATCCTGAAAACATTTCACTTAGCAACTCTCTAGCTGCTAAGTGGTACTTAGATTTAACGGTCTTGTCATCTTTTCTTACAATATATTTTTTTAAGTCTACATTGTATTCTCTACCGTTTAGTCCTACAACTTTCATAGTACGGATTTAATTTCATCATATAGGAATTTTTGAATCTCTTCATTGTTTTCGATAAACGCACTAAGCCTAGCCATTCCTTGAAATTTGAAGAATTTTTCAACTACTTCTTTGTCTTCTAGGTCAATATCATTTTTTTTAAGTAGTGACTTTATTCTTTTGTCATCGGAACCAACAGCGGAACTAATTGTATACCAAGCTCCCGTTTGTTTAATGAATGTTAGCTCATTTGCAATTTCACAAAGCTCTCTGACTTCATCTATTCCTGTATTATATTTAATATAAGATACGGCAGCAGAGTTAGGTTTACCACCAGCGGCAGATGTTTTGACATTCCAGTTGGCAATCTGACCCATGTCACGTCCGTTTTCATCTACCTCTTCCCACTTTCCACGGTGAGTGATAACCATATTTGTTCCAGCTTGGAACTGAATCATATTACCGCCATCTGCCATTTTAGCAGGCGACCATCTAGAGCCACCAGTGTTTGCAATGTTATGTAATATACAAACTAGCATAGCTTTAGTTCTTGACACATCGTTTGCTATTCTCTTGAAGAACATAGCATTTAGTCGTGGTAATTGATTCCTTACTCCTGTCCGTATTTCTCCATCTAGTTCATCTTGCGGAACCATACTGGAAATAGAGTCTACAATACCAAAAAAGTTTGGTGTATTTTTTATGTATGTTTCTATGACGTTCAGGAATGTTTCTGCCGAAACTACGGGGCTGGCGTCTGTAGCTTGTACGATTTTTATGTTTTCAACATCCAGACCTTTTATACCCTTGAAATTCTCTTTTGTAAGTCTTCCCTCTGTATTAAAGTAAACAACGGTCTTTCCTGCCGCCTGCGCTTTGGCGGCAGCATAAAGGGCTGTAGTTGTTTTACCGGTTTTTGGGTCGCCACTCATAATAGTGACACTACCTTCTCTTAGACCGCCTCCAAGCGCCAAGTCTATAGCGGGAGAAACAGATATGTTTTCATAGTTTTCTAGGTCTGCTAGAACCTTTGTACCCTGCTCTACGATGTCTCCGTATTTGCTTACTATTTGATTGCTAACAAGATCATCATCAAACTTATTCTTCGTTTTTTTCTTCGCCATCTATTTTCCTCAACTTGTCCAAGGCGGATTTTTTACCATAAGATTTTTTACGACTCTTGGCATTTTTCTTTACATCAAGAGTTTGTTCTCTACTGTTTTCTTTCTTTATAGATTCTACCTGTCTTTTTATTTCTGGTAGAATTTGCTTATTCTTTAAAGAAAATACAGTTTTCTTTTCTAAAACGGCTCTAAGAACTGCTTTTTCTCCGTACTGTTTTATTAACTTGTTTGCAGAGAATAACTGTTGCTTAAAAGTCCAGTCCCAAGGTTTCTTGTTCCAAAACTTAAATGACAAATTACCCTCATTTTTATGTTGCGCTAGTCTTAGGCACATCATTTCTGCAATATAAGCAGCACAAGTACAGTAATCACCAGTGGTTTGATGTTTATATTTACTTTTTTCAGTTCGTTTTCGTTTTGTCATAGATAATTGCTGGCTTTGCTTCATCTGTAACATTATCTTCATTTTCCTTTTCAACTATCAACTCTGGTGTTACCCACCATTTTTTATACATTACTTCCCCGCGAACTGCTGCCACTACGTAATAGTGAGTATTAGATCCAGAATCTATTGATCCACGTATTGCTCTTCCAATGTAGATACCATCAACACCCTTAATATCAATTTTCTCTTGATGAGATTTAAATTGAATATAGAGTTCTTTAAAGAAAACTTTATTCTCTTCACAATAAGTTTTTAAATCTCTCCACTTTTTTGTGTTGTCGAAGTTTATTTCTTCGTTATTAGACAATAAACCTCTTATCCAAATGGCAGATTTATTTTTTTTAAATAGTGGAATCCAATTTTTATTGTCCATTACTTAATCCTAGTGGTACTTTCGGGTCTTGTCCTGCTCTTTGCTGTAAATTTAGTTTTCATTTCATCAGATAAAACAGATCCATTTTCTGTCATAATTGTAGAACCTCTATTGTTGCTAACAATCTGTTGTGACAGACGTGTTTCTTTTTTTTGTACGTTAGGAGTACATTTATTTGAATAAGCTTTTACTACACTTTTAGCTCGATCCAAATCTTTTGCAATGTCTTCCACAGTCATTTCTTCAAAATTATTTTGAATGTAAAACTTTTCAATCTTACTCAACGGTCCTCGTTTACTCATTTATAAATCTCCTATTAGCCCTTGTTAGATAAATCGAATTGTTAGTTTGCAAGTATATCATGTAAAAATCAAATGTGTCTTTACTAACTTTTTTAAGCTTAGTCTCTAGATATTTCTCGCGATTTGAGTTCATTCCCATAGGGTCATATATCTGATTTTGGTAAGTGCAAATCAGATACGATGGATTGCCATTTTCTGGGGTGATTGACTTTGCAAAAACTTTTTCCCTTGTAGTTGCTACATGTTTTCCATTCTTATTATAGTTAACTTCTTGTGATTTTTCAATAGATTTAAAGTTTTTTGTCTCATTTAAATATTTCATCTTCCCTCCATAATGTATCTAGTTTTTTGCTGGGGTGTCATCTTATTAATTTCCTTGTTGGTTTTAGTCATGTGTTCATGGCCCCAAGGTTTCTCTGCTTGCGGCTGTGATTCTTTTTTTGCAGCTTCCATTTCCTTAATTTGGCTCTTATGCTTTTTAGTATTCTTGTCAGCAAGACCACCAATAGTTTCACTGCCTATCATGAAGCCATGAAGCCCACCAGTAACGACCCTGTAGAGTCCGTTTGTCCCACAAGCTTCGCATTTCTTTAACTCCGGGTCTGTGACCTTTTGGAATACATCGCTTACTTCTGCTCCACAGTCTCTGCATTCATAATCATATATTGGCATCAGTTCTCCAGCCTGTTTAATATTTGTCCTAGTATACCATTCCTTTGGATGTCGCTATATCCTAATCTACATATACCTACACCTTCAAGGTCTTGTAGTTTTTCGATAATTTCTTCAAGTCCACTTTTAGATCTAAGGTCAGTCTGTCTAATGTCACCATTAATTATAACTTTACTTCCTTGACCCATGCGGGTTATAAACATCTTAATCTGCTCCCATGTGCAGTTCTGCGCTTCGTCTAATATCATATATGTATTATGAAATGTAGAACCCCTCATAACCTCAAGAGGTTGATATTTTATTCTACCTTCATTGTAATACATACCATAGTATGCGCGACCCAGAAAGTGTCTAAAATTTTCTTGCATTGGAAGAAGGTAGGGTGCTATCTTTTCTAGTAAGTCTCCGGGCAAACTACCAAGATCCTTACCTGTACAAACCAACGGTCTTGTTATAAGCACTTGATCTATTTCTTCACGGTGTAGATGCTCAGAAGCAATTCCAGATGCTATAAATGATTTACCACAACCTGAAGGTCCAGTGCAAAATATAACATCGTTTTCTACAATCGCTCTAATGTAATCTTTTTGGTTAGAAGTTTTTGCTTCTACTACTTTTACTTTTTGCGGGGATACGTTTTCTTTTCTGGTTTTTCTCTTTGTCATTAAAATACCTTATGTTAGTGTTATTTACCAGAACTACCAAACCCTCCTACTCCTCTTGAAGTATCGTCCAAATTTTCTACCACATGTAAATCAAAGTCCTCTACTTTTTGAAATAATATTTGCGCTATCCTGTCACCTTTTTCTATGCTGTAATTACTGTACTGAGAGTTATAAAGTACAACCCCGATCTCACCTCTATAAGATGAGTCTATGACTCCAGCAAATACATCTATGCCGTGTTTGTACGCCATTCCAGATCTAGGCCAGATCAGTCCAACATAACCCTCTGGAATAGCCATAGAAATCCCTGTCTTGATTAGTTTATGAGCATGTTTTTGAAGTATAGTTCCATGAAAAGCATAAAGATCATATCCAGCGTCTAATCTGTTTGCTTTGGTTGGAATAATAGCATCCTCATCAAGTTTTTTAATATTCAAAACAGGGCCGTTCCAAGTAGGAAAAGGCGCTCTGTGTTTAGTCTGCGATTTTCTTAACATCTCTTCTCTAGCTTTTTCGTCTGGGTGGGTACTCATATTTCGCATTTCCCTCCTGCGCAGGCAATCTCCTGCTCTGGTACTACGTTGTTAGTTTCCTCGATAACATTTGTAAAATCTACATCTTTATATTCACGGTTCATGTCAACCCACTCTTTCCAATTGTATACATCTTTCATACAATAGGTTAGCTGTCTTAAATCTCCATTGAAATATTTACCGGCAAATTTATTACACCGATCTTTCCAAGCTTTCTTTCCGTTGCCTTTGATCTTTTCACCCACGCCAAGCAAACTATCACATGCGGTCCACAAGTTGTCTTCCCAAAGCGTAAGTGCAACTTCAATCAGGCCGCTGACAAACAAAGATGCGTCACCGTAGTGTGCAACCTGTTCGCTTGGTAGATACACAGTAGTAAACGGTGCTTGAGGATAATCCTTGTCTCCAGAGATAGGAAGCAAAGAAATACCACAGAAATATTTTCTATTCTTATAAATATACTTTTCTACTTCTTCCCATTCGTTGGTTTTTACATTGATGGTGTTACTTACATTATGTACAAGCCAAGGTTGTGTACATAGTTCTTTGTTAGTACCGTTAATTACCCAGTTTTGCTGTGTAGACTTTACATAGTCCAGCAACTGAATAGCATCTACACCATTCTTAGTTTTACTTCCGTCTGGAACCTCTACGCAAAAACCAACAACATCATCGC